CCGCCTGAGGACGCGGCGTGGGCCCACTCGTTTGATTTCATGAACGAGTGGTGGGCTCCCGACGTTGCCAACTTTGCCGCCGCCTCCCACGAGGAGGTTGTGTGGGCACTGGACGGCACAAAATCACCCGGTCCCCCCTTTAACAAGGACTACTCGGACACGTACGCGTGGCTTGAGGAGTACGGGGCTTGGTTAAATTACGCCTTTGAAAATCCTGAAGACTCGTGGCTCAACCTCTGGAGCAGCAGAGTTAAAGAGGAGCTCCGTCCGTCTGAAAAGCTAGCTCTCAACAAGGTTCGCGTTTTCGCACCCAGCAATAAAGCCTACCAGTATATGTACGGTCGCTTGTTCCGCAACGCCCTCAACGGGGTCGTTGCTGGCTGCGGAGTTCGGTCTGGTCACACCATCGGACTTTCAAAATACGCGGGACATTGGACAGAGATTGGCAATTTCATTGATGAGCTCCCGAACAAATTCGACTACGACGTCGCTACTTGTGACGGCGAGGTCCAAAACCACGAAAAATATGACTACTTGCAGTATTTGTGGTTCAACATGAGAAAAGAGGACCGCACCCCCCACAATCATGCAGTTTTTCTAAGGATTATCTTGTCCGAGCTTTTTTCACTCATGGTTGATGGTGCCGGGGTCGTCTGGCTTGTTCCAAATGGTACTAAATCCGGATCACCGGACACAACCACCAGTACCACCTGGATAGTTAAGAGAAGATTCGTTTACTCTTACTTCCTCATTATGGGGTTTACAAAACCCGGCGATTATGCCCGTGGGGCGCAGTCGTTCCGCGAAAACGTTCGCCATATGGGTCAAGGTGACGATGGTTTGTTCAGTGTATCTGATGCCGTTGTAACCCGATTCAACTACGCGTCTATTAAGACGGTTTGGGAGAAAAACGGGTGGCACCTTGAGACACTCTCCGTTATGCCGCGTGACCTAGACTCAGTTGTATTCCTGAGCAACTGGTTTCGTAAGTTGGATGAGTGGTGGATTCCTGTTCCGTGCTCCGATAAGGGGCTTGCGAGCATGGCCCACACAAGAAAACGGACGCCAGCGATGTCTCTTGCGCGCGCTTTTGCGCTCTACCAAGAGTGCTACTACTCCGAAGAGATCCGGAGCAGGCTCGCGTTACACATTGCGCGCCTTCGCAATAAATACGAAAAAACACAAAAAAATAATCCTGACTGGCAGCTGGCGCTAACCATGCTCAAGGCCGATGCTATGATCGAAAGATTGTACTTGGACCCTGCCAGTGGTGACCAGCCGCCAGCAGATTTCCTCGAGGAACTAAATTGAACCACCTTGGTTTAATTAAATGGCCAGCCAAGGTTGTGATGCCTATATGGACGTCCCCAAGGAGGAGCTCGCTCGTCGCGCCGCTCAGAGTGCGAAGGACAAGGCTCAAGCCCAGCGAAAGAGCAAGGGCCGGAAGCTTGCAGGCACGACTTCTCGAAAGAAGGCTGCTCGTGAGTTTAAGGCCAAGTTGCCCGCGATGTCGCGCTATGACGCTCTTGTTTCGGCCCAGGCGCGTGCTACTCTCAAGGCTCCACGCGTTCGCGCTCACGACGCGGTTGACTTACTGGCCGCTATGCTGGACCCGGATCATAACATCCCGTTCCGACTTCCAGGAGGCGCCCCCACCTTTGTGAACAAGCTCCGGCGCAAGCTCATGATCCAGCAGCCCCCTGCTGGTGCAGCGATGCAAGTCAATGCAGGCTTTGCCATCGTTCGCCGCGACCCGCGCCTTGCTTCGATTCACTACGAGTACAAGGGCACCGGCCAGAGCTCAGTCTACCAGCTCCGTTCGCAGGTCCAGGGCAACTACGACAAGGTCACGTTTACCGCGGCCAACACGTACCTGGACTTTGCGCTCTCGCTCTACGTGAGCGGGTGGGAGCGGCACGACGACTTCCTTGTTCCCGTCGTCTACAAGGACGGCATCAAGCGCTTTTGGGCGCAGAACGAAGCAGCAGCCGTGTCCAACATCACGATGGCTGGACTTGCTGCCTCGACGAGCTACACGCTCACCTTGAACTGGCTTTGTAACGGCCAGATCATCAAGGACAGCATCACTTCCACAAGTGATGCCTCCGGCAACATCACCTTCCTGTTTCCGGCTTCCGAGCGGCTTGGCTACCTCGGCCTTGCCTTCTCTGGATCCGCGAACAACGTTCAGGTGGTCTTCGCGGACAACAGCAAGAACGCGTATTGCCACCTTGCTCTCCCGGAACTCCGCAACTCCGGCATCGACATCGAAAATCTCCGTATCAACTCCGCCTCAGTCATGCTCTCGGACCGCAGCAGCGAGTACGTCTCGCAAGGAAGCGCGTGCAGTGTGCAGATTGGCGGTGGAGAAGATTGGACGAGTATCCTCAACCTGCAGCCGCAAGGCAACGCATCTGTGGATCCGTACCAGATCACGTCAAAGTCGCAGAAGCCGTTCACTGCCCCCTACAAGGAGGGCAGGTACCTTCCGTTGAAGCCGATTGACGACCCGCGCGAGAACCAGATGGTCGAGATGTTCGACGAAGGTGTTCTCGAGTCGGTAGCTCCGATCAAGTCGGAGGACATGCTCGACTTCGTCTACATCGGCTACAACATTGGTACGGCTGTTTCGGGCGCTGCTCCTGCAGGAGAGTACACCTTCTGCTGGGGTGTTGAGGGCATCAGTGAGTCTCAGTGGCGCGACAACGAGACGCCGCGCACTCACCCGGACGCCTACAAGGAGGCCAAGTACGCGTACTCCCAGGTGAAGGTGGACCTGGGTAATCCTAACCACCTCAAGAAGATCTGGGAAGCGATCAAGACCATTGCCCCCAAGCTCTTCGGCGCCGTGGAGATGGCAGCACCGCTGCTCCCACCGCAGTACGCCGCGCCAGTGATGGCAGCGAGCGGGATCGGCCGCTATTTGCTGAGCCCTTGATCCCGAAATTGAGATGTAGGCGGGCTTTCAGGTTCAATTCCTGTTAGTACCACTGTCAAGACACGACAGCACAAACCGAACTCAATGAAGGCGCCACTCCTATATGGAGAGAAATTCGAATCTGAACCTCCCTCTAGGGAGGAGGATCGGTGTTGAC